CTTCACAGTCTTGAGCGCACTCGCGATCACCCCGGTGTCGCCCGAGTCGAAGATCGAGGACAGGAGCGACGGCACGTTGGAGGCCAGCCCCCAGATCCCCCCGAACGCGCTCTTCACGATCTGCAGAGCGTTGGAGAAGTTCAGGCCGTTGACGAAGCCTCCCACGACGTGACCGCCCAGCGCCTGGAACACGGTGGAGGGCGAGTGGATGCCGAGGAAGCTCTTCACGGCGCCGATCAGCTTGCCCGCGAGCGTGCGACCGGCGTCCTCGATGGCCTTCAGTCCTCCGGTCAGTCCCGAGACCATGCCGGAGATCACGCCGGATCCCCACGAGGCGGCCTGCGAGATCATGGCCTTGATGGGTGCGGTGACCTTGGCCACGACCGTCGTGACCACGGACACGATGGAGTTCCAGATCCCGGAGAGCGTCGTCGTGACCGCGCTCCAGGCGGTGGTGGTGGCCTTGCGGATGGTCGTCCACGCTCCGGTCACCGCGTCGACGATGTGTTGGAAGAGGTAGCAGTGCTTGTAGGCGGTCGTGAACGCGCCGACCACGGCATCGACGATGGTCGGCCCCAGCTTCTGCAGCCACGCTCCGAGTGCGACGCCCTCCTTGATGACCCAGGTGAATCCCTGGACCAGCTTGGCGAGGACGACCACCCCAGCGACCACGGCCGCGATGACGACGGCGATCGGAGCGGCGATGGAGATGAGCAGGATGGTGCCGAGCACCTTCAGGATCGGCATCAGCGGCTGGAGCATCGGGGCGAGCTGGGCCCATGCCTGCTTCAGGTTGTCGAACGCCTTCGCGAGCGAGTCCTTCACGATGGCCGCGACCTTGGAGAAGATCGGCGCGAGCACCGTCCACACCTGCTTGCCGGCGGTGATGATGGGCTGTAGCCTGAGCATGACCTGTGCGAAGATCGCGCGGACCTTGTCCCAGTTCTTGTAGATGAACAGCCCCGCGGCTCCCACGAGGACAGCGACGAGTCCGATGGGCCCGAAGGCGGCGTTTGCCGCGAGCGCCGCGCCGGCGACTGCGGCGATGCCGATCACCAGGCCCTTGGTCGCCTTCGGTGCGGCGTCGAACTTCGCGATGAGGCCGGAGAGGAAGCCCATGAACTGCGCGAGGTAGGGCAGGATCTGCGTGCCGACCGTCACCTGCAGGGCCTGCAGGCTCGCGTTGAACTTCGCCTGGGCGCCGGCGGCGGTGTTGCCGTAGGCCGCAGCCTGTCCCGATGCCTTGGCTTGGATCTCCTTCAGGTAGTTCAGGCGGATGGCGGTGAGCTGGGCGGCCTTCTGCTGCGCGTCCAAGCCCTTCGTGTTCGGCTTGACGGCCTCGATCCCGAACTGCTTCAGGATGCGCGTGTTGCCAGCCAGCACGAGGCCGATCTGCGAGGCGGCCGATGTGATGTCCTCGCCTTTCGCGCGGGCGACGTCCATCGCGAGGCCCATGAGGTTCTGAGCCTTCGTGACCGAGCCGGTGCGCTGCACGAGGTCGGCGAGCGCCGATGACAGCGACTCCTTGGAGAAGCCCGAGAAGCGCATCATCGCGCTCAGGTTCTTCTCGACCGAGGGCGCGAGCTTGTCCCACGACCCTCCTGCCGCCTTGACGGACGTGGCGAGCCGGGCCTGCACCACCTGGGCGTCTGTGGCCGCCTTGACCGAGTCCTTGAGCCACAGGACGATCCCGGAGGACGCCAGCGCGCTGCCGAGTCGGCCCACCACCGAACCAAGGGCCGAACCCATCTTCTGAAACGCGCTGCCGATGGCGCTCGTGTGGCCGGAGACCTGTGTCTTGAGCTTGGTGAGCTGGTTCATGGCGCGGTCGATCTGCGCGCCGTTGTACTCGCCTACGACAGAGACGGTGACGGACACCTCAGGTCACCTGTCCTCGGCCCTGACCGGCGTCGAGCCGGGCCTGCAGCCCCGCCTCGGCCGCGCGCACGTCGGCGAGCATGGCGGCTTGGACGTCTCCGCCGATCTCGTCCCAGGCGTGCCACAGGAACCGACCGGGCTTCGCCGTGCCGTCGAGCCAGCGGATCATCGCGGCGCCCTGCGGAGTCTTGCCGCCGGGGTTGACCTTGCCGGCGAACTCGAAGATGGCCGCATCCTTCTTGGCGGCGTAGACCGAGACCTGGAACTTCCCGCGCTTGGTGCGCTCGCGCACCTTGTAGGCGCCGGCCACGTCGCCGGCGTGCACGCCGGGCAGGGAGGACAGGGATGCGTCCGCGAACTTGGCGATGCGACTTCCCGCCACGCGCAACTGCGATCGCAGGCGCTTGGAGAGGTCCGGAGCGAGGTTGCGAAGGGCACGGACGGTGTTGGTCACGCCGTCGATCTGCAGGCGGACCTCCCAGGCGCCGTTCGCCTCCGCGGTCACCGACGCCATCCCGCACCTCCTAGACCTTCCCGAGACGCTTGAGCGCCTCTTGGTGCTTGCGCTCCCTCTCCGCTTCCTCGCCGGCCTCGGCTGCCTCCTCGACCATCGCGTCGAACAGCTCCGGCCACGGCCCCCTGGGGATGCCGAGGAGCTCTAGAAGGTCGCCGACAGGCTGGCCGGAGAGGGCGACGCGGGCGATGAGGCGCATGGCGCCATCGGTTCCCCCGGCTCGTCCCCCTCGGGCTGCTCGTCTTCGTCCATCGCCATGCCGGCGACCACGTCCTCGAACTGCTCCTGCGTGGTGTCCGCCGGGAGGTCGCCGCTCTTGATGAGGGCGAGGCGCGTCATGAAGGTGAGCGCGACCACGCCCTCCATCGCCTTGCTGCCGAGAGCCCGCTCCGCCTTGGCCTGCTCCGAGAAGCCGATGGTGATGCGCACCGGCTCCCTCTTCTCGTCGACCCACTCCACCCAGCCGCGGGTGACCGTCGAGTTCTTGAATCGCATGGGCTTCTGCGCCTCCTAGTAGGTCGCGACGGAGTTGACGACAGTGGCGGTGAGGATGGTCGAGCCGCCCGATGCGATGGTCGGCTGGGCCGTGAGCGTGATCTCGCGGTTGGCGTTCTTGGCGTCGACGGCGGGGAAGTCCACGACAAACGGGCAGTTCGTGCACGCGAGGGTGAGGGTGTTGGTGCCGTTGACGAACTGCACCGAGAAGCTGCCGTAGGCCACGACGCTGGTGGGCGCGGTCCCGGTCGGCGTGCCCGTGAGCGCCTCTTTCCACATGCCGAGATCGCTCACGAGTGCGGAGAGCGAGATCGTGATCTGCTGCTTGTCCTCGAGGATGTCCGCCGGCGTGATGGATCCCGAGCACAGCGGCGTGTCGACGTTGTTGTTGATCTTGATGTCGCCCTGCGTGAGCAGGACGGCCGCGAGCGTCGAGCCGACCACGTCGATCTGGAACGCGCCGCCCACCGGCGTCCAGCGGCTGTCGCCCGACTCCGCGGTCCCCGGCACGTAGGTGGCGGGCATGGTGAGCGCGCCGCCCTTCCACGTCGGCTTGAAGTGGAGCGGCTCGTTGGCCTTCCAGGTCAGCTCGAGCTGGTCGAGCTTGCAGTCCTGGAGGGACTGGATGATGCCGGAGAGCGATCCCCACAGCGTGAAGTACGGCCGGGGAAGCGCCAGGGTGATCACGTGGGTGTAGGTCGGGCCCGCTCCGGTCACGGCGTCGGCACCGAGGGCCGCGAGCAGGTAGGCGCCCGCGCTGCCGAAGTAGGCGGGGCACTCGTAGTCGGATGCCCCGATGATCGAGGCGAGGAACGCCGAGGTGTCGCCGGCCGCGCCGCTCGTCACCTCGTCGATCTGCACGTCACGCTCGACGTGCGGGAGTGTGCCGCTGTACAGGCCATGGCCGAAAGCGGGAGACACGGCGGGCGTGCCCTTCGCCGTCTGCTTGCCGATCCCGACCAGTCCGAGTCCGGGGTTGAGCTGCGCCATCGTCTACTCACTCCTTCTTCTCGGACGGCTTGCCGGCCGCCTTGGGCTTGACCTCACTCGCCAGCCCGATGGACACCAGATGCGCGACCACGCACTCGTCGGCCGAGTCGAGGTCTCCGGCGGGGAGGTCGAACGCGATCCGCTCGCTTCCGTCGCCCGTCTCGCCGTGGACCGGCTGCTTGATCTCGTAGCGCCTCTTCATGGGTCTCATCCTGCTTTCGCTGTCAGCCGACGACGGTCGTGCACTGGACGGTCAGCTCGATGCCGCAGGCGCGGTGCTTCTCGTCCGGCCACCAGCCGACGATGTCGAGCCCGGCGACGGCGGCGAGCTGGCAAAGTCCTCCCAGCGTCGGGTCGGCGGTGATGGCCTTTTCGATGGCTCCCGCGTCCGCCTTGGCGGCGTCGCGCACCTCCGCGTAGGTCCTCGCGGCGAGGCGGCGAAAGACGCGCACGTTGACGGGGAACTGCTCCTGCATCTCGGCGAGGCCCGAGACCTCGTAGGTCTGCGTGACCGTCCGGTCCTCATCGATCCACACGTGCCGGTCGGTCCTGCGCGCCGGCGTGCCCAGCTCGACAGTGGCGCCGGCGAGATCGTCTAAACCTGTGATGAGTTCGAGCAAGGCGTCCTCAACTTCGAACGCCTTTGTCTTGAGTCCGGCCACGTCAGCCCACCATCGGGATGCGCCGGTCATAGTCGGCGAGGATCGCGTCCACTTCCGGGATGCCGCTGGGGCGATCCGGGGAGGCGACGACGATGCGGAAGGTGTTGTCGCCCTGGGACTGCATCGTGGCCCGCGCCGGGAGTGAAGAGGGCAGCAAGACGTCCACGGCCCACTTCAGCGCGGCGTACTTGATCGGTGCCGGCGGGACCGCGTAGCCGTGCGTGTACTCCAGTTCCAGCGTCGAACCGCGCGGCCAGGCGATGGGACGTCCCAGAGGGCCCATGCGGGTGAGTACACCGCGGCGCGCGACTCTCACGAGCGCGAGCTCGGCATCGGTGAGGTCCACGCCGTCGACCGCGATCGACGAGATCGCGGTCACCTCGACGTCGGGCAGGATGATCGTGGAGGACCCGTCCCCCCGCACAGAACAGGTCGACGTCCTGGGCAGGAACGCGACCCCGCACAGATGCTCGATGCGCTCCTCGACCATGGCGATGCGGTCGGCGAGCATGGCGTCGGGGTAGGAGTCGGCGCTGGAAAGCGTCTCGTCCTCGGCGCGCAGCTCGTCGATCGTGAAGTAGGCCGTCGCGGGAGCGTCGGGCACGGTAGCTACTCCTGCGCCCCGGCCTCGGACAGCGCGGCGATGATCTGGGCATTGGTGGCTTCCTCGTCGTGCTGCACGCCCTTGGAGGCTGCCAGCGCGATGAGCTCTGCCCGGTTCATCTTCTCGACCGGCTTGGCAGGCGCGTCCGCCGTCTCGGGCACCGCGTCGTCCTTGACCGGCTTGGCCTTCTTGCCGCTCAGGCGCTCGTACTCCGGCCTCGGCACCGAGGCGCCCGCCGGATAGCGCAGGAAGCCGATGCCGCGCGCGTAGGACTCGTAGAGCGGCTTCTTGGTGATGACCCTCTCGACCGCCATGTCTTCCTCTCCTTGATCTGTGAAAGGCCCGGCGCCCGTTGCCAGGCGCCGGGCCCTTGATCGCTCGTCCGTGTCGGATCTGCGGCTAGTGACCGGCGTGAGAGCCATGCGCGTCGACGGTGCAGAACGCGTAGGAGCGCTCCGTGCCCGCTGCGGCGCGCAGGCGCGCCTTGTAGGTCACGAGGTCCTTCGTGAAGTTGTCGCCGGTCTGGTCGCTCATCGTGAGGTTGACGCCCTCGCGGACGGCGACCTCCCACTGCGAGAAGTCGGCGACCATCGGCTGGCCCTGCGTGAACGACGCGTGCCGGACCACGTTCAGGCCCCACATCGTGCGCGGCAGCGGGGCGAGCGGGCCGCCGTAGAGGTAGAGCCCGCTGGTCGCGACGCGCTGGATGATCTCGTCCTGGTAGTCGAGCGAGTTCAGGCCGACGGCGGTCGCCACGATCGAGCCGCACGATGCGATCTCGATGGCGATCGCGGCCTTGAGGATCCCGTCGGACAGCGACTCGTCCGTCCCGCGCTCGTAGTAGAGGCGGTCGGCCCAGTTGTACATGCCGAGCAGGTTCTCCCCGTCGCCGTCACCGGCGATGATCTGGCGCTGGAGCTCGGCCATGGCGCCGTAGACCATGCGCCCGTCGATCCACGCGACCAGACGCGGTGCGTCCTGGGTCTTCTCCCAGGTGGTGGTCGCGATGTGCCCGATCTTGTGGACCTTCATGTCCACGTCGTCGAACTTGATGTCCGTCAGCGGGTAGTCGCCCTGGGCGGCGATCGACGCGGCGGAGTTGGTGAAGAGCTTCTCCACGTGGAACCGCACGAGGTCCGACGTGGTGGCCGTGACGCTCACTAGCTGCAGGATGTTGAGGGGCAGCTGGGGCAGGCCCACGATGTCCGGACGGATGTCCGGCAGCACCAGGACCTCGGCGTCGCCGTCGATCGGGCCGGGGGTGTCGTCGCCGGCCATGGCGCGCACGACCTCGTCGCGGCCGAGGATCTCGAACAGCGGGGTCTCTCCGCCGATCGAGCCGTTGGCGAGTCTGCCGCTGTCGGCCAGCGCCTTGTAGACATCGCCGTCCACAAAGCGGGATCCGGCGGTCACCTTGCGGCGCACCGGGTGCGAGGTTCCGGCCGCGCGCAGGCCGCCCGTGGAAGTGCCGGACGCCTCGGCGTCGGAGCAGGCGTCGTGAAACATCTGCTCGAGCGAGTCGACGCTGTCCTTCGCGTCTCCGAGGGCCTTGCGCGCCTCGAAGTACTTCGCCTTGAAGTCCTCCGTGGTCAGCGTCTCCTCGGAGACGGCGGTGTCCATCATCGCCTTGGTCGTGCGCTCGAGCTCGGCAGCGTGGTCGCGCGCCTTGCAGAGTTCGGCGCCGATCTTCCGCGCCGTCTCGGTCGTGGCCTTGGGTGCCATCGCCAGATCCCTCCTAGTCAGTCGAATGCGCTGCGCAGCATCGCCGCGACTTCCGCCCTGTCCACGGTGCGCGCGCTGTCAGCGGTCGGATCTCTGACCGAATCGCTGGTCGCGCCGTCGCCCCCGTCCCCGCCGCCGTCGTCTGATCCGCCGTTCACGCTGCTCAGGACCTGGTCGATCAGGGCGCGAGCGTCGGTGAGCTTGCCCTCGTTCTCCGTCGAGAGCGTCCGGCCGACCGCGACCGGCTCCGCGGCGTCGACGGGAGTGGCGGAGGCAGCTGCCGGCGCGTGGCGGAATCCCAGCGCCGCGAAGTCGAACCGGGAGAGTGCGGCCGCCTGCAGAGGTTCGGTGACCTCGTCCGCGAACCCCCACTCGGCGGCGTCGGCCGCGGTGAGCCACGTCTCGGCATCCATCGCGGCCAGCAACTCGCTCTCGTCCTTGGTCGTCCGTCCCAGGTAGGTGGAGACCATCGCCTCGCGGATCTTGTCGAGGGAGTCGGCCACGGAGCGCATCGCGTTCGCGTCGCCGATAGCCAGCGACCACGGGTTGTGGATCATGAGCATCGTGTTGGCTGGCATGACGATGCGGTCGCCTGCCAGCGCCACGATCGATGCGATGGAGGCCGCGTAGCCGTCGACGTATGTGGTGACGCTCGCGGGGTTGGCCCGCAGCGTGTTGTAGATCGCCACGCCGTCGAACACCGAGCCGCCGGGCGAGTTGATGTGCAGGTTGATCTGCGCCACCGGCCCCAGCGCCTTGAGCTGATCGACGAAGTCCTTGGCGGAGGTGGAATCCCCCCACCACGAGTCGCCGATCTCGTCGTAGATGTAGACGTCGGCCTCGCCATCGGCGACCGCCTTCACGCGGAACCACGGCCGACCGCTGGCAGGGTTGAGCTTCGGCCTGGGCATGACGGATCAGTCCTCCTCGTCGAGATGCAGGGGTGTCGGTGCGCCGTGCAGCGCTTCGGCCACGAGCGGATCGGTGGCGGGGACAGACGCCGGATCCGCAGCGTCGGCAGCGGGAGTCTGGCCGGGGACCTGCATGTTGACCGGCGCGAGCGGCAGGTCGTAGGGGTTCTCGGTGGACAACGGGTCGGCCGGGGGAAGCTCCTCGTACCTGCGGCGCTCGTTGGCGGCGTTGGTCCCGGACTGCTGCATCATCAGGTGCATGCGGGCGCGCGCCTCAGGATCCGGCCGCAGGATCTCGTCGACGTTGAACTTCAGGTACAGGCCGTCCCAGGCGGGCTCGGGAGCCACGAGTTGCGCCTGCAGCTCGTCCTCGACGAGCTCGACGGCGCCACCGACCGCGTCGACGTAGAAGGCGCGGCGGGCCTCGAGCATCGAGGCGTAGGCGGCCTTCTCGGACAACCCCATCTGCATGAGCGTCAGTCCGTAGGCGCCGATGACCTCCTCGCGCGAGAGCTTTCGTTGATCGATCAGGGCGACGTCGGCCGCCGATACCCCGAGCGTGTCGACACTCCACTCGCCCCCGAGAAGAGCGAACCGTCCGCCGTTGGCGGGACCGGAGTAGAGCTTCTCGAGCTCGTTGCGCAGCTTGGTCTCGTCGTCGGGGTTGCGGGTGAGCTTGGCGGCCGTGAATACGGCCCTCGGCGTGACGCCGTTGGCCATCGTCGCGTTCTGGAGGTCCATCGAGGCGTCCTCGAGCGCGAGCGTGCGAGCCAGCGCCTCGAGCGGAGAGACGCGCCCGGGCAGCCAGACGTGGACGACCTGCTCAGGGGCGAGGGTCGCCATCACGCCGCCGGCCATCACCCGGTAGCCGATGATGCCCGAGGCGTCCTCGATCGTCGTGACGTACTTCCACGGGATGGGCCAAAGCTCCGTGGGCGGAGATCCGAGGCTGGGTCGGTAGGGCACCAGCAGACACTCGCCCTGGACGAACAGGTCGAGCAGGAACTGCACCTTCAGCCTGGTCTGGGACGCCCTGGGAAACGGCGTGGTGAGAAGCGCGGGCAGCCCGTTGCCATCGGCTCCGCGCACCCGGATGCGTGTCTCGGCGTCCACGCCGTCGTAGACGTTGACCGACAATCTCGCGATGCCCATGACGAGCTTGTTGACCACGGCGAACACCCACGGCTGGCGGCGGTACATCTGCTCGTAGGTGACCGCCCGGAACTCTCCCGGCTGGGAGATCAGGCGGACGAAGTTGTTGCCGGCCGAGTGCCAGATCTTCGGGCCGGGGTCCACCGGGAACGAGGCGCGCACCTGACGCGCGTGGCCGCCGGAGATCACCAGACTCACGGCGCCACCTCGATCTCCTGCAGCCACAGCCGATCGGAGCGCGGGATCACCGCGCGACCGTCGATCTGCGTGGGACCGTCAACGCCGAGGGCCTCGGCGCACTCGAGCACGATGCAGTCGCGGTAGACGCCGGCCAGGACGCCGCGGACGCTCACGTCATCGGGGCGATGGACGACCACCGTCGAGCGCTTCATGCGATCGATGTAGCGGCGCAGACTCATGGGGCGAGCCTGCGCGCGCTGTCAGCCTCCGATGACGAACGCCCCTCCGCCCGCGTTCGCGTCCTGCTCAGCCGCGCGCGCCGCCATCGCGAGTGCGACCGCGGCGTCGATGCGCTCCTCCTCGTGGAGCTTGGTGAGTCTCCAGCCGCGCCCGGGCTTGTCGTGCACGCCGCAGTTGAGGATGGCCGTGGTGAGCTCGTCGGCTCCTGTCCCGCCCGCGCGAGTGGTCTTGCCCGCGCGGATGAGGTGGCGGCGGATGAGTTCGTGCAGGTTGTCCGCGGCCGGGATCATGTACGCGTCGGACTGCGGGAGGTCGACCATCGGCAGGCCCTCGGAGGCGAGGACGGAACTCGAGCGCGTCATGAAGTACGGATCCACCAGCACCTGCTCGACGTAGTTCTCTGCGCACAGGTCTCGCAGGAGCTGCTCGATCGCCTCGAAATCCATCTGGCCTGTGATGTCGCTCGCGCGAAAGACCCACGTGCGCAGGTTGTGATGGCCGTCCGTGCTGCGCTGATCGAGCACGACCGCCGACGTGTCGCGCTTCGAGGCGGCGTCCACGCCCACGAAGCACGGCGTGTAGTCGTCGAAGAGCGGCAGCGTGAGGCACTTCTGCCAGTCCTGCCACCGAAACGCCCGCGCCGCGCCCTTGGAGACGGGGAAGCGGTTGAGGTGGTAGCGCTCGAACTCCCAAAGCGGCAACGTGTCGTGAGCGGTCTTGAGCGCGGGGACCGTGATCCACGGCATCGGGTTGGCGTCCTTCCACACCTTCGAGTCGTGTGGATCGTCCTCGTCGTCGGCACCGCACCAGTAGACGTAGCCGTGCGAATCCCGGCGCAGCATCGGGATGAGCTCCCAGAGCGGGCCCTTGCGCTCCGGGCCAGCGGTGGAGAGCACGATCAGCAGGCCCTCGGTCTCCCAGTTGCCGATCATGCCGGACGACATCGCGTCGTAGACGCCGGTGTCCTTGTGCACGTGGTACTCGTCGATCACGCACACGTCTGCGTGTCGGCCCTGCACGGACTTCTCGTCGCCGGGAAGGACCTGAAAGACGGCGCCGGTGGCCGCTATCTGTATCGAGCTCTTGAACACCTGGCACGAACGGCTCAGGTCGCCGTCGTGCAGGACCATCGCACGGGCCTTGTCGAACAGGATGTGGGCCTGCTCGCGGTCACGCGCCACGACGTAGTACTGCCCCTGATAGCGATGCTCGAGGAACATGCACGCGAGCACGAGCGCGGCCCCGAGTTCGGTCTTGGCGCCGTCGCGCGGAAGGCTGATGAGCGCCTTGCGGACGCGCCGGCGGCCCTTGCGATCGAGGTCGGCGAAGATCGGCAGGATGATGTTGTCGAGCTGGAACCTGACCGGCTCCAGCGGCGTGAACGCGACCTTGCCGCCGCCCAGGTGGACGAGATGTTCGGCGCAGAAGACCCGGATCATCTCGGCGCGTAGCATCCCCGCCTCGCTGTAGCGCTCCGGCAGCTTCGAGGAGTAGCCGTTGCCGCGGGCGCGACGCGCACTCACCCCTCGTCCTTGCCGGCGAGCCTCGCGCGATTGGCCATCGCCTTCTTCTCGACGTGCTCCGCGACCGCGAAGGCGACGGCGGCGGTGGCGGTCTCCATGAAGTTGCCGCGGACACGGGCGATCGGGTTGAGTGCGAGCTCGTTGGAGAGCATCCGCAGCCGGTCGAGCGCCTCGCCGTGCATCTTGACCGCCGGGTTCTGCTTCATGCGATGGCCGACGATGACCGCCTCGCCGTCGCCGTTCTTGGCCAGGATCGGCTCGCGCATCATCTCGCCGTACTCGTCGATCAGCTTCTCGGCGGCGATCATGACGCCGGCCTGGGCGCAGTAGCCGCGCACGAGCACGAGGTCGGGTTCACGCAGATGCCCGAGCGCCGCCATGTCCGCGACGATCATGTCCCAGATCTGCTGTGCGATCGGAGACAGCGCGCTGGGCGCTTCGGCGCTCGCGACCCTCTGCTCGACCCGAGTGACCTCCGCAGGCTTGGCGCGGCCCGGTCCCTTGCGATGTCCCGCGCGGCTGCCGTCAGCCTTCGGGACGCGCCCCTGCCCGCTCATCGCAGCGCCCCCGGGAAACGCTCGTCGAGCACAGCGCGGATGCCATTGCAGACGTGCTCGCACCGGGCGGCGAGCTCGGGACGCGCCTCGGAGGCCAGCCGGGCGAACACCGAGGCCACCACGGCGGCTTCCATGATGGCCCGGGCGACCTGCGTGTCTGTGTCCGGCGCTGGTGGCAGCCTGAGTTCGGAGTGGTCGATGGCGGGCCGCCACTGCGCTGACATGGCGCGCTGGCGGCACGCGGCCGTGCGGCAGGCCGTGGAACAGTACATCCTCGCCGGCCCGCGCCTTGCGCGAGGTGGCAGTTCGTTCTCGCATCCGATGCGCGCGCAGACGCGCCGGGGGTCTTTGGACGACGTTTCCATGTGCCCAGCGTGGCCGGGCTGTCAGGAAACTCGTTACATCGTCCGAACCATTGCGTTACCGCGAAACGCCCAGATTCGGGCGCAAAGAAGGGCGCCTGGCAGGCAGGGTCGGCACGCGATGGGCCGGATGATTCCGACCCCCTACCCCTCGAGGCACTAGAGCCCTCTCCGCTCCACTCCGGACTTGAAGTCGGACAAGGCGCTAGATTCCGCCAGTGTCGCCGGAGATCTGGTACCAGTGCGGCCCCAGCGCTTGGATCAGCAGGTCGCCTGGTGGCGCGGCGTCACTCGGGTCGTAGACGATCCGCGTGTTGAAGAAGCCACGATCGCAGTAGAAGACCACCTGTGGGCCAGAGCCACCGGCGTCAACCTCCAGTCGCTCGCCAGCCGAGACAAGACCACGCTGCCATCGCGGAACGAAGGATGGCAACCGGACCGACTGGTCGCTTCCGCTGCGCGCGGCCTTTGACTCGGTCAAGGCCCAGTGAACGACAGCTTCGCGCTCGGACCTGTTCGCGGCGAAATCGAGTCGCGCGACCGCATCGCTGCCCAACACGAACGGAAGAGAAGCGGCGGCGAGAAGAACCACTGCGGTCGTGACCGTTCCAACAATTCGAGCGGGCTTGGGACGGCGAGCCGAAACTCTGACCGCAACAAGGAGTCCGGCTGCGCACCCCACGAGTGCGAGCCCCCCTGCGAGGGCTACCAGACCATAGGACAGCGAACTCACGAAGTCGGCGCCAGAGTCGGGCAGTAGTGCAGCGCGCCCGAGGGCTGCCGCCGACATGCCTACCGAGTAGACGACAGACAAGACGAGGAAGAAGGGCCACGCCGCGAAACGACTGCGCGGCTGTTCTGCCTCGAGAAAGATCGGCGATTCCTTCAGTTCGGCTCCCTCGCCGGACGCCATGCACGCCGGAGAGTAAGCCCAGAGACAACTGCTGACTGCGCCCCCGCACCAGTCTGTTGCCGGAAGGACCCACCCGCGTTGCCCGGCCGAGTCAGGGCCTTCGCAGAGCGTACGTGCTTGGCATGAGCGGCGCTCATGCGCGTGCTTCAGTCTAGCGCTGGCGGCGTCCGCTCGATGCCATTGTTGGATGGCGCGTCCAACTGCCACCCGCCGCTAGAACAACTCCCAACCGTGCGGGCCGGTACGTTCGTGCATGCCAGCGACATCCAGGATGGGCGTCTTGTACGCCGCCATCTCATGCAACCGGCCGACGCGTGCCTCTCCGACGACGGTCGCCACTTCGTCGACAAGAGGCCCGAATTCCCAGTGAGCGACCTGGCATGCCCGGATGACTGAGGCCACAGCATATGTCGCGTCATCCCAGCCCAGAGAGACAGGCGCTCTGACGGACGCAGCAAGGATGGCTGATCGAAGAAGGCCCCGTGATGACGATCGCACGGCTTGCTGAGCACGGCGCGCCGCAAACGCCTCAGCACGCCCCTTCCGCTCCGTGGACATCGTCGCAAGCAGCTGCGAGTAGTCCGAGGGCGAGCTGATCGCATCGAACATAGCTGCGACCGCCTCGTCACATTCCGCCGGAATGGGAGGCACCGGAGTCCCAGAGGCACGGTCCCGAGCTTCAAGCAGCGGCGTGTCGAGCGCGTCCACTGGCCCCCCGGTCGCAGCGCATCGTGGTCCGCATCAGCGGCAAGCGTAGCGCAGTCCGTCTGAATGCGGTTGTTCGGCAGGTCTACGAGGGCGAAGCGGCTGCCGCATCTGCCTTCCTCGCGCGAAGAAGGAGAGCGACGCCGAGGGCCAACAAGAAGCCGGCCCTGACCACATCGGGCCCAGTCGTCCAAACCAGGGACACGGGGATATCCGTCAACCCCTTGACCGCGCTCCCGACGGCAGCCAAAACCACCCACGCGACTCCCACGCAAGCGATCCACCGCGACACCCAACCAGACCACACCAGCCCGAGAACGACTAGAAGCGCTGGTAAGAACGCGCTGAGGGTCACGACCGGCCAAGAATGGAGGACGAAATAGGGGGCGTCGAGTGCCGTTGCCGTGCTGACTCCGGGAGTCATCAGGAGCACGTTTGAGGCGGTTGCATTCAAGCCCCACAACAGCACAGGAAGGAGGATGGCAAGTAGGAACCCGAAGCGGAACAGACCAGATGCTGGCCTACCCACCGCAATCCTCCAGAAGCGGAAGGCAACCCAGAGGGAGAGTGCCGCGTCCCCTAGGACAAGCACGAGGACGAATGCGGCGAGCGCTAACGGCGGCTGCTTGTTCGGGAGCAGGGCGGACAAAGCGCCTACCAGAGTCACTGACGCCAGTGCCAGCACTTCGATTCCAAGGCGCCTTGCGGTATTGCCCTCCACGGTCGTGGCCCCCCCTCGCTTCGCGACAGCATGGATCGGCGACACCTACCCTTGTCCGCCGAACGTGTTCCGCATAACCCGCGCGACGTGCGCCTCCATTGTGCGCCAACTGTGAACGCGTCGGGTTGATGCGGTTGTTGTGCAGACGGCAGAGCCGCAAGCGTCACCGAATGAGGAACACCGCAACGCCGCGCGGTTCGAGGCTCCACCTGAAGGTGAACTCTGCGCCGGCAGCCGGAACCTGCCACCTGCCGATCACGCTGATGTAGCCGTTCGGAGCGATTGCGTCCGGACGAAGTCCCGAGCTGGCTCGAGGCAGGTTGTCGTCAACATCTACGAAGGCAGCATCAAAGAAGATGTCGCGCATGCGGTGCCCCTTGGAATCGCTAACGGAGGGCGCGGTGTAGCCGTCGACAGTGATGGTGTCCGCAGTGGAGTTGCGTGCGATGGCCACCAAGGTCAGAAACCGCGTCCCGGCAGCTGGCTTGGCGACAATTGCGGACGTGTAGCTGTTCCCGGCCCTGCCGCGGTCACCGCCGATTGCAGACACAACACTCGGAGCGGCCAGGTGCGGGTGCGCCGTCGTCTCAAGTGATACCGCGAGCCCGCCGAAATCGACGCGCTGGATGCGAGAACCTGCAGCCGGCCGCTGAGCCAGAGGCTTACTCTGACACCCCGGCACCATTGCCAGGACGAGCCCCGAAGCGATTGCCAGCGCGAGGATGCGGTGCGACACGGCGATCACGTACCTCCCGTTCTGCACAACAATAGATATGCAGCGTCGCCCGAATTCGTTTAGGGCGGCGTTTCTGCCGCATATCTGCAGGATACCCCTGCTCAGAGCCTTGCGATGTGGATATTGCGGAACGGCATAACACACAGGAACGTCTCGCTTTGTGGGCCATCGTGAACGATCTTGGAACCGCTGTTGCCTAGGCGAGAAATGCTCTACGAGGCCGGGCTTCGGCGCTTACTCGCCAGAATCGCGAGCCCTCCGAGCACCAACACGGCAACCGCTCCAGCGACGACCGCCACGTAGGTCCACGCAGAGACAGGCGGAGAGTTCGGGACGCTGGCTGCCACCTTGAGCAGCGTCGCCAGCGATGCTCCGGGCGGCGGCCCGAGGGACTCTAGCACGTATACGTAGCCGTTCTGACTCCAGTCGACGACGTTGCCCGATGACGCGGGGGTCTGGTGCCCATGCTGCAGTGCCCAGCCCGCAGTTGCGACAACGGTGTCGCGACCCGCGATTCTTTCCAGTCTTAGCACAGGGCTGCCATCAGGGTGGGTGTACCCGGATGCGTGGGACAGTTCGACCGTCGCGCGCGCGTCGAAGACGCCCCCGGGCTCGCGCGACAGCGGGCGGATCAGAAGAAGCACGCCATTCGGATATTGGAGGTAGAGGCTGTTCTGCTTATGAGCGCCATGGTCGACGACCACCGCAACAGGTGTGCCGGCAATCCGGTCAGCGGGCAGGCTCACGGGGCGCTGCATCTGCGCGAGACCGTCCGAGAGAGTGACGATGGGCAGCGCCCCATCCTGAATCGGGGACGTGGATGGATGCGGGGCGTTCTGACCTGAGGCTGCGAGCATCCTGCCGCCGACCACGACAACGATCCCAACAGCGGCGAGAGCGGCCGCAGCAGCTACGAACCTCCCGAGCGTCACCTGCCGGCGGCTCGCAGAAGGCTTGGCGACAGAAGCTCGCCGAGCGGCATCCAAGATGCGTTCGGAGCGCCAGTCGTCGAATGGAGGTGGCGCGAACGCCGCGTGCAAACGGCGCTCCTGGTCTGTCGCCCCGCCACGAGTTGGACTCATCCCTCCACCTCCACAAGCATGCGGCGCAGTGACGCAAGTGCGCGGCCGTAGCGCATCCTCGTCGCCGGTTCGCGCGCCTTGGTCATCACCGCGATCCGCTCGAAAGGGAGTCCCTCCACGGCTCGCAGGAAGAGCACCTGTTGCTGCGCAGCGCTCAGTTGACCGACTGCTCTGCTCACCGCCGGGTCGAGCCACACCGGCTCAACCTCCTGCGTCGGCGGATCGGCCAGGGCGTCTAGCGGCACCCAGGGCCGACGACCCCGCGCCCAGTCTGTGCAGAGGTTGCGTGCGACCGTATGCAGCCAAGCGACTCGTCTGTCCGCAGCCACCGCCGCGCCCTTCGCGAGAAGGCGCGCGAACGTCTCGGCGCACAGATCCTCGGCAACGTGAGCCGACCCAGTCCGAAACGCGCAGAAGCGAAACACGAGCGGCGCCTCTTCACGGTAGATGGCAAGGAACTCGTCCTCGGTCATGGGGCCCTTTTCCGCGGGGTCGTCAACAGATAGACGTTTGACCCATCAGGAATGTAACGCCGGTCGAGGAATGGCCCTCGTGCCGGGCGCCAACGATGTTGATAGCGAAGCGGGCCATCTTGAATGCTCTTGGAACCGGCAGATGCGCTTGAGGCCCCGGGGGCTTGGGCCGCGCTCATCAGATGCTCGTGTGACGATCAGGTACGACCTACTTCGGCTTCGCTGTCGTAGGCTGCGGCGCGCTGTAGGATGCTGAGGCCCTCCGGGCCGTCTCGACGATGCTGCCGGCGCTATCGGTGACCATGACCATTTGGGCGCCGGGCACAGCCCTCAAGATGGCCTCCAAGATGGCCTTGTCGGCGGAATCCAGTGCTTGCTGCCCGATGACCTGCCTAGTCTTGTTCAGCCGGACTGTAATGAGGGCGTCGCCGCGTGCGACAGGCGTCTGCGCGGTGACCGAGTAAACGAGTGGACGCTGAACTGCGGGGATGGCGGCGCGCGCCTTCGCGGCGAGGACTGCATCGTCTCCGGGACTCACGGCACTAGAATCCGCAGTGTTGGTGGATACTTCGGATCTCTGGGGACGTTGGGCAGACGATACGGGTGCGGCGCAGCCCGTCATGACAGTGAGACCGCTGATCGCACACAGCAGCAGAGCGGCTCGTGCAGTCTTCATCCGTTCCTCCGTCTCGGGCAGAGCCATGTGCCCGCCAGTGTAACGAACCGACACCTGGGCGGGTTCTCTAGCAGGTTGATACCGCGACTACTTCGGCCAGGTCGCCTGGCGGGCCATCTTGGACGAGCTTGGAACCACGAATTGCGCGTGAACGTCACGCGGGTCAGCTTCTGGGCGCTCTGGGTGGACAGTGCTCGATTCGCGCCACTTCGCCTCTAGCCGCTGATGTTCACGCCGGCCTGAAGAGGGCGAACAAGGAACGAACCGTACGAACCAGGGTGGCTTAGGTCGAGACTGAACGAACCCGTATACGCCTGGATACGCGTGGCTGAAGCAGGGACGACAAATGTGATGTGCCTCTCAAAAGTACTCCCAGACTTGATCACCGAGGCAGAGAATCCAGGTATTACTCGGATTGTGCTGGATGGCGTCGACGACCACTCGACATCACCTTTGGGGTTCAGAGCCTGCAGCTCGATGGGAACGACCTTGGAGAAAGCATACTGATTCGCGGCAGCTATGGCCGAGTGGCGCGAATTATTGATCGTCATGGTCACCCGTGCATTTCGATTCGGGTAGGTGACCGTGACGGCGAGCTGAAAGGTGACGCCGGCGGTCGCATCAGCCGAGTTGTAGCGTGCGATGCTCGGAGGTTTAGTACGAGCCGTGGGTGAGGCGGTACAGGCAGCCGCCACGAACACGACGCCGAGACAGACGATTGTCATCAGGATCCTGCGCAACATCGCGCGCCTCGAGTCGTGGGCCATCCTAAGAACCCTTGGAGTTGCCATTCCTGTCCCCCCTGAGGTCGGCGGCTCCCCGCCCGTCCTGAGCGAGCAGCCGCATCGCGAACTTTGGCCTACCGAGACCATGGCCGAGTCTGATGCGATCTGCATGTGCGTGGTGTGTAGAACTGGTGGAACCTGGGACGTCCGCGACACTCACGGTGCCGGGCCATCTAGGATGCGAACCGATGCTCGGCCATCCACGTGACCGCCTCTGTGAGTAGCTGTCTTCCAGAGTACGCCTCGAATCCCAGACTGCGAGAAGGGACGTTGCAGCATGGACTCATCTGCGAGCACTGCCGCGATCACCACAACGACGGATCCCTCGGTTCTGGCCAGCGCGGCCGACTACCCCGGCTGCTACCTCGCCGCATACTTCGCGTCCCGTGGCGTCGAGCTATCGCGCGATGAGGCAGAGGAGGTGCTGCGAACCTTGGTGCGGCTTGCCGAACTCGGCGCCATCGCTCCCGCAGTTGCTCACCCCAGCGCCTTCAAGTCCGCGAGCAGCTGCGCGGCGTTGAACCCCTCGGGGCTCTTGCCGCAGTTCAGCACCTCGTTCGAGACGTAGGCGATCGACTCGTCGCAGCACACGGCCAGGAACGAGGTCGCCATCTTCTGCGCGCGTCCCCACGTCACGCAGACGAGATCGCCTCTGTGCGCGACGATCGGCACGTAGTGGCCGCCGAGGGTGGCGGTGTTGGTGCGCTTCACCGTCCACGCACGCCCTGCGTTGAACTCGTCCATCGCGTAGGCGGGCAGCTGCAGGCCGACTCCCACGGCGCCGAACAGCCAGCACGCGGTCAGGATCTCGCTCACGTTGCCGGCCTCGAGCGCGAGGTAGGCGGCGATCTTGTGCACGTGCCGGTCGGCGTCGGCGATGCCGGTCTTGCGCCGCCACGACGCGGCCTTGGCCATGTCGGTGCCGCGGTCGGTGGACGGCTCGCCGGGCACATAGCCGGTCAGTTCCGAGTACGCCTTGAGCACGCTGGGCGTGTCGAAGCGGCAGGCCACGGTCGGCGCCGGTTCGTCGCACCAGACCATGTGCTCGTGGGCGGCACCGGCCAGCACGCAGTCGCCCACCGAGTCGTTGCCGAGCATGCCCCACGACGCGACCGCCTTCTCGTGGCCGAATGTGACCGGCGGATGTGGCAGGAGCGTCTTGTCGACGTAGTCGGCCAGGCGGAACGTCGGTGGCTTGGCCGAGAGCGTGCGGCC